CCTAGAGCCATGGAAATCACCGGGATTGTGCTTGAGGATGTGTGCCTTGAGGAGTACAAAATGAAAGAGTTTGCGACGCAGGACTGCTTTAAGGTCAAGCCTGGTGAGGCCATATGCAAGCCTGGTCATGGTGCAACAGGGTGCTGGGGCATTTATGGGTTTGTTGGTACAGTGTTCCGCAATTGCCATCACAATGAGCGCCTTGCACTCAACGGTAGGGTTGGGAAGAAATTGCCTTGCCATGAGAGTTTGGCCATCATGCAGGCAGTCGTCAATAGATGGAGGGATACAGCTGAATGTGTCGTAGAGCATCTAGTGCGTTTGGGGGTCCCGTTTTGTTTTAAGCCTATGCCCTATCAGGCTTGGTGCGCCACTTTTGAACCCGTAAGGCGTGATCTGATGCTCCAGATCGCTAGAGAGGGTAGAGATATGCCCGAATTGCGTGCCAAATCATTCATTAAGCGGGAGATAGCTGTAAAGGACAAGGAAGACCCAACATTCAAAGACCCCAGGTGGATTCAAGGATGTCCCCCTGAGCTGAGCGCCAGGGTGGGACCGTACCTTAGAAGATGGGCAAAGAAACTCAGGAACAAATTGCGGCCAAAAGACAGGGCAGATGTCGCTGCTGGGAAACAAATTTTCTACACTTGTGGGCTTGACGCCATTAAAGTTGGTGAGGCGTACGCATTTGCTATAGCGACGGTTAGTGGGATGATGGCCGATGGTGAAAGACTTGTCGTGTTGGAGGATGATCAATCGCGCTTTGACCTCCATCTCACGCAAGGTGCTTTTGGTTTTTTAGACAGGGTGTATCGCAGGTTCCTGCCTAAGAAGATAGCTAGCGCCCTGCGCCGCAGTCATAAATCCACCGGGACCAGTTCACTTGGCACAAAATACAGCGTCCCATACACAATGCAATCAGGTTGGCCAGACACATCAATTGGTGACACATTGGCGAATGCTGCCATGAAATTCCAAATTCACGGCATTGGAGCGAGGTGGATTTCTATCATTTGCGGGGATGATAGTGTCACCGTGACCATCGATACTGAGATAGCAAAACTGGGCGGACTCGCAGGGATCGAAAGGGCTTACGCCGAGTTTGGAACTGAAATAGAAGCCAAACTGTCCTACGAACCCATGGATGCAGAATTTTGTAGTGGCAGGTTCTACCCTGTGAACCACAGCTACGTTCTCATGCCTAAACCTGGGCGAATCCTCAGCAAGATTTGCTGGGACCAGCATGTGAGAAGCAAAACCAATCGGTTGGCTTGGTTGCGCGGAATCGCAAACACCATGCTGGAGTATGGCAAAGTCGACCCCCTTATGTTTTCCCTGGGACATATGTTGGCTGCACAAACAGGGAATGGTAAAGTCATTATGAAACGCAACGAGTACAAGTACTACGTTACAGGTGAAATCGTC